CCAACTCAAGGACAAGCTCGAGGCCGGAAAGCCCGCCTCCCGCCTGCTTGAACCCGCAGACCTCGACCCCTTCGGTTTGGAGGGCGGTGACGTGGGCGATGGTGCGTTGCTTGAGGGTGAGACCATGCCGGAGCCGTCGGCCTACCTGTCCGCGACCCAGCGTGACGGGCAGCCGCTGTTGGCTGGGGAGCTCTACCGGGAGACCTGGGCGTGGCTGGACGCGCGCGGGGTCGCCTCGTTTGTGTCTCCGCGCCTGATTGAGGCTTACGCGCAGGCGTTTGCCCGCTACATCCAGTGCGAGGAAGCAATCAGCAAGTTCGGCCTGCTGGGCAAGCACCCCACCACGGGTGCCGCGATCGCCTCCCAGTTCGGCAAGAACGCCACCGACGCTGACGCCCTGACCGCCCGCAACCAGGTGCTCGGCAAAGAGATCGAGGCCCAGCGCTCCAAAATCCAGGCCCTGAAGGCCGCACTGGATAACGCGTCTGCGTCCTTCGGGCAGTCAGATTCTCGCACCCAGAATTGGCGGATCCAGCTCAACAACGCCACCGCCACGCTCAACGATATGGAGCGCAAACTTTCCGAGAACACTACTAAGATCGACCAGCTCACCACCGCGGCAGGCTCCAGTGAGGGTGAGCTCAAGGACGCGGCCAGTGGTGCGGACAAGCTCTCCCGCGAGGTCGACGAACTCGGCGGCGAGCTCGACGACACCTCGGGCAAGACCCGCATCTTCGGTGATGTCCTGAAAGCCAACCTTGCTGCTGAGGCGATCATCGGCGGGGTCAAAGCTATTGGCGGGGCTATCGCCGGGATTGGTCGTGGGTTTGCCCAGGCCATGAAGGACGGTGTTGCCTACAACGCCTCGATGGAGCAGCACACCACGAGCTTTACCACCATGCTGGGCGACCAGGCCAAGGCCCAGAAGCTGGTCAACGATCTGAAGGTCACGGCTGCCAAGACTCCGTTTGGGATGGAGGATCTAGCCAAAAACAGCCAAACGTTGATGGCCTTCGGTATCAGCGCGGATGAGGCAAAGCTGCGCCTAGGCCAGCTCGGCGACATCTCCCAGGGCGATGCCCAAAAGCTTGAATCCCTCACCCTCGCCTTTGCACAGGTCTCTAGTGCAGTGCCGGCAAGCTATCTGGCCAGGATCTGCTGCAGATGATCAACGCCGGGTTCAACCCCCTGCAGGAGATGGCCAAGAAGACCGGGAAGAGTGTCGGTGAGCTTAAAGAGGAGATGGAAAAGGGCGCGATCAGCGCCGACATGGTCGCAGACGCCTTCGCCTCGGCGACGGCGGAGGGTGGCCAGTTTTATGGGGCGATGGAAGCCCAGTCCAAAACCTTTAGCGGCCAGATGTCGACCTTGCAGGATGGGGTCGCGGGCCTGAAGGGCGCGCTGGCTGGTGGCTTGTCCTCACTGTTGGCCTCCACCGCTTTGCCGGCGGTGAACTCCTGGGGCGATGCCCTTACGACTGGTTTCGAGACAGGCGGCGTGGCTGGCCTACTCCAGGCCCTGGGCACGGTGGTGGAGCAAGCCACCCAGTTCCTCGTCACCGAGGTTCCCAAGATCGGGGTGGAGCTACTCAAAACACTGGAAACCATCGTCCAATCCCTGTCGACCATGGGACCGAGCATCGCCACCCTGGCCTCCACCGTTGTCACCACCGTGATCGGCGGGATCTTGAATCTTCTACCGGGGCTGCTTGATGTGGGGGGCAGATCCTCACCGCCCTGATCGACGGTATCGGCCAGGGCCTTCCCAGCCTGCTGGTCGGCATGGCCGAGGTGCTTGCCGCCATGGTGCAGGTGCTGGCAGACAACCTGCCGATGATCCTTACCGCAGCCCTGCAGCTGATCACGGGCTTGGCCCAGGGGTTGATCCAAGCCCTGCCGGTACTCATTGAGGCACTACCGACAATTATTCAGGCACTGGTGGACTTCATCATCGCCGCGATCCCCATGATCATCGATGCCGGTATCCAACTGCTGACCAGCATTGTCACGGCGCTGCCGACGATCATTGAGGCGATTGTGGCAGCCCTGCCACAGATCATCACCAGCATCGTGACCGGGATCTTGACTGCTATCCCGCAGCTCATCGACGCCGGCATCCGGCTGCTCACCGCCCTGATTGGGGCTCTGCCGCAGATCATTCAGACCCTGGTGGCCGCGATGCCAACCATCATCGCCGCCGTCATCAGCGCACTGCTGGCAGCACTGCCACAGCTCGTCGATGCTGGTATCCGCCTGCTGACCTCCCTGATCACGGCTCTGCCGCAGATTATCGGCACGATCGTGGGTGCGCTTCCGCAGATTATTTCTGCAATCGTGGGTGGCCTGGCCTCGGGCACGGGCAGCTCGCGGACGTGGGAATGAACCTGGTGCGCGGCCTATGGAACGGGATCCAATCCCTGGCCGGCTGGTTGTGGAACAAGGTCGCCTCCTGGTGCGCCTCCATTTGGGACGGGATCACCAACTACTTCGGGATCCACTCACCCTCGAAGCAAATGGCCTGGATTGGCGACATGCTCACCCGGGGCCTTGCCGGAGGCATCACTGCTACCGGGGCACGTGCGGTGGATGCAGCCCCGGCCATGGCAGGAGACGTCACCGACACCCTGGCCGGTCTTGCCGGCGGGGTGACCATCCCCGTTGCCGTGACACCCGAGGGCAGTCCGGCAACCCTCGCCACCTGACCGTCTGGTGTTGGCTCTGGTGGTGGTGTGAATGTTGAAGCTATCGCCACCCAAGCCGCCCAGGCGGTAATCGACCGACTCGATATCCAGGTACGCCTCAATGACGGCACGCTGGTGGGCCGCCTGGCACCCCTGATGGATAAAGCAATCGCAGGCCGGGCACGCGCCTCAACCCTGCTACCCGCATAAAGGAGGCGAACTGTATGCGCTCGTTTATCCTCGGCACCTTCAACTCACTGACCACCGGGTGCCGCATCCAGGGCCCGCTCCAAAGTCCTGGTCATGACCACCACGGCCGCCCAGTCACTGGCGGAGAGCGAGTTGGAGCTCGCCCGCGAGCACGCCATCTGCGATACGACCGGCACACCCCAAGTCGACGGCGACGGCCATATTCGCTTTGACACTCCTGAGCAGGCGGCCGCCTTCATCCAGGCCAGGGGCGTGCTGTTATCGGAGAGGGCGGAGCTTTCCGGCCCGTCGTACACCACCATGGCGCACACCCTCTACGAGGCACTCACCGCATTCACCCAGCCATTCTCGGGTGATGAGGCTGCCGCCTACGACCACCTGTGTGACGCCCTGGAAGCACACCTAGCCATCACCACCGAGCAGGAGGTGACCGGCGATGAGTGACACCACCGACCCACTGAGCTCTGCGAGCGAAGCCCTGGGTGCAGCGCTTTCGGTGCTCATCGAACCCGACCACGACACCACACCCATCCCAGCGGCAGACCCGGTACCGGTTGACCTGCCGTTGCCGCAGGCCAGCACAGGCTCGGTGGATGTGGCCTGGGAAGTCCTCGATGTCCTCACCGGCCCAGACGGGTTGCTCTAACACCACACAGAAAGGAGAGGCCCATGCGCACTGCCTGGACTGTTTCACACACACTATTCACCACGATTGGAGGCATTGTGGGCTGGTTTCTCGGAGGCACGGACGGCTTCCTGCTCGCCCTGGTCACCCTGGTGGCCATCGACTATGCAACCGGTGTGATCGCCGCCTTCGCCACCGGAGAGCTCTCCAGCTCGGTGGGGTTTAAGGGGATCGCCCGCAAGGTCATGATCTTCGCCCTGGTGGGCCTAGCCAACATCCTCGACGTCCACGTCCTGGGTGAAGGAGGAGTCCTGCGGACAACCACGATCTTCTTCTACCTGGCCAACGAAGGCATGTCGATCGTGGAAAACGCTGCCCGTATCGGGCTTCCCGTCCCAGACAAGCTCCGCGACGCCCTGGCCACCATCACCCAGCACCCGGTCCGGGGCAGGCATGTCTACGACGGGCCACTAGCGACGGACCATGTTGATGATCCGCCACCGATCCCACCCGGGAATAGTGACACCCCCGAGTCCATCCAGCCGCCGCGCAGTTCTGCCGGCGGCTTTCTTGTACCCGACAACACTTCCAAGGAGACACCATGAGCTACCAGCAGTCTTTCATCCCCGCCAACCCGTCGAACTACACCAAGGGTCGTGGCGGTAAGCGCATCACCACCATCGTTATCCACCACTGGGACGACCCCGCGAAGAACCCGCAACTGTCCGGGGTGATCGCCACCTTCCAAAACCCCGGCCGAGGAGCGTCCGCGCATTTCGTGGTCGAAGCAGGCCGGGTGGTGCAGATGGTGGACCTGGCTAACACCGCCTGGCATGCCGGCAACTGGCCGATCAACCAGTGCTCGATCGGCATCGAGTGCAACCCGCGCTGCTCGGATGCCGACAAGGCAACCATCGGCGAGCTGATCCGAAACCTGCAGGCCACCTACAGGCCGCTCAAGATCATCGGCCACAAGGACGCTTCATCCACCGCTTGTCCTGGCCGCTACTATCCGCCCGCCAGCGTGCTTGGCCCCTACATCACCGGCGGCGGCAGCCCGGCTGCTCCCGCACCCAGTGTGGGCGGGGACATTGAGGCCCTCGCTCAGGCGGTCATCTGCGGCGAGTACGGCAATGGTGAGGACCGCAAGGCCCGCCTAGGACACCTGTATGACGCAGTCCAGGCCAGGGTGAACGCCAAGCTCAGTGGCAGCGCCCCTGCTCCTGCGCCGGGTCCGAACTTGGATGCCCTGGCGGACGCGGTGATCCGCGGAGACTACGGAAACGGGGCTGAGCGCCGCAACCGGCTGGGCCATCTCTACGACGCCGTTCAGGCGATCGTCAACCGCAAGCTGTCCTGATCTCTAGCCTTTTCTGGCACTGCGCCCCTGCCCACCAACACCGGTAGGTGGGGGCGTTTTTGCCGTCTCCGGGGGTTATCACCACCAACCTGCCGCCGCCTAGAGCGTGGCAGCACCCCGCTGCCCGTGAAGGCAACGCGTCATGTCCGGTTTACGTGCCGGCCAAGGACGCATGGGTGAAAGGACGGTGACAAGACCATGGAGCCACACGTGCAGCGAAAGATCATCACGCTTCGGGAAGGAGGAGCCAGCTTCGGGCAGATCGCAGCAATAACCGGGGTTGGGCGAGAGACGATCAAGTCATGGTGCAGGCGCAACAGCATCACCCCACACGCCAGACGCACACCCACAGATGGGGTCTGCGAGCACTGCGGACAAGCTATTAACCAGCCTCGGCGTGGGCAGAGGTTTTGCAGCCGGCCCTGCCGCATGTCCTGGTGGCACACCCACCCGATGATGCTGGAGCGGCGCGCCATCACTACCCACACCTGCGCCGGCTGCGGGGCCACCTTCGAGGCGTATGGCAACAAGCACCGCAAGTACTGCACGCACGCCTGCTATATCCGCACCCGTTTTGGAACCCGAGGCGGACGCCCATGACCAGCCACACCACGGGCGCGTGCTGGCGGGCAGAAACCCAGACGGCAGCAGACCTGGACTTCCTAGATGCCCTTGCCTCCCGAGGGCTACTGACCCTCAGTCAGGTACGCGCCATTCACCGTCAGCTCGCCGCCTCCTGGGATGGGACCAGGGTGGGGTTTACCCGCGCCAGGACTTGATAAACCTTGCCTGTAGAGCGTTCATGTCACACACGAGACCACCACCGGCGAGACCCACGCGGGCAGAAAGGAGCAGTAGATGAGCCCAGATTTTAAGACCATCACACCACGACGCACACCCACCAGCCGTATCCGCGTGGCCGCCTACTGCCGGGTCTCAACCATGTCGGAGGCCCAAGCAGGATCCCTCGCCGCCCAAGTCTCGGCCTACTCCAAGCTCATCTGCTCCAACCCTGCCTGGCAGTTCGCCGGGATCTACACCGACCAAGGCATCTCAGGAACCGCCAGCAACAGGCCCGGGTTTGCCGACATGATGGACCACGCCAGAGCCGGCGACTTCCAGATCCTGCTGGTCAAGTCCATCTCCCGTCTAGCCCACAACACCGTCGACCTGCTCTCATGCGTGCGCGAGCTCGCCACGCTCGGGGTGGCGGTACGGTTCGAGAGAGAAAACATTGACACCTCCAGCGCGGAAGGTGAGCTCATGCTCACCCTGTTGGCCTCCTTCGCCCAGGAAGAATCCCGCTCCATCTCCGAGAACGTCACCTGGGGACACCGCAGGCGTTTTGCGGAAGGCAAAGTCATGGTGCCCTATGCCTCCCTGCTGGGCTACAAGAAAGGCGATGACGGGGGCCTGGCTGTTGATGAAGACCAGGCTAGGATCGTGCGACGCATCTACCGGGAATACCTGGCAGGGCACTCACCCAAAACCATCGCTGCACACCTCACCAAGGATGGTATCCCTACGCCCTTGGGGAAGAAGACCTGGTCCGTGTCCACCATCAACTCGATCCTGCGCAACGAAAAATACAAGGGCGATGCTCTGCTGCAGAAAACTTTCACCGTGGACTTCCTGACGAAAACAACCAAACGCAACGAAGGAGAAATACCTCAGTACTACGTGACCGGTAACCACGAGGCCATCATTGCCCCGACCGTGTGGGACCAAGTCCAGCACGAGCTGGCTAGGCGCTCTGGCAGTTCACGCTCCTTTAGCCACCCGTTTGCCTCGAAAATCGAGTGTGGGTGTTGTGCGGGATGGTACGGGCCGAAAACCTGGCATGCTGGCAGCCGCTACGAGCGGCGTATCTGGCGGTGCAACCGCAAATACGATCCTGCCGGCGATCAGCCGTGTGAGACCAAGCACGTAACCGAAGAGGAACTGATCGCCGCGTTCGAGCAGGCCACCAGCCAGCTCGCACCACCACCCAGCCCCGAGGTACTCGAAGCTGCTCTCGATCAGCTCGGCGACCTTCACGCACTCGAGGCCAAGCTCGCGCAGGCGATTACCGCACGCGACGCAGTGGTGGACGAGATCAACGCCCTCATCCGCTCTGCAGCCAAGACTGACTTCGACCCTGACGCCTTCGAGACTGACCATGCCACCATCCACCCCGACGGAACAATCGCTATCGCGTTCAACGACGGATGAGTCTGTAGTTCGGCTGCACCCCTTGGCCCCAGGTGCATATGACCTCAGGCTTCTCTATCTTCGCAGTCAATCTGCCTTAACGCCCATCATCATGTATGCCATCCAGGTCTACCGTCGATACCCTCCTCACAATTGGAACCAGTGACATTTCTGCAGGGTTGCCAAACGGAGAAAGTATGAGTATGTTTATAAACATGCCTACAAAGAATATTTACGTCTCAGAAGCGGATATGGAACTATTTGAACGAGCTGCGCAGCATGCGGAAAGTGTTTCAGCGGCTGTCGTCCAAGCGCTTCGGGACTATTTGACCAACCGACATAACACTGAAAAAGGTTACGGAAGAATAGAACTAACGCTCTACGAAAACGGCTCGCGGAGGAAGGTGATGTTTTACGGCCGAGAGATAGTCCGTGTTGAACGCCCGGTGGATGGTGGTGTCCAAATTAATA